GGATGAGAGGGCGATTTTTACGAAAGTGTCGCGTCCAGGTTCAGCACCAATCGGTAGGTTGTTAGTCTGAGAAAACTTGGCAGGGTCATAAGAAAAATAACCCTCACCAAACATCGACTCAATGTCGTACATCATGGCGACACCGGCAGAGCCGTACCAACTACCAAGAGTGCGTCCGCTGTTCATGGGTGTGCGGGACAGAACTTCGGTATGTAGTTCAGTAAAGATGTCGCGAATCTTCGCTCCTGCCTTACGCGCGATGCGCTGGTAAAGTAGGCGCTCCGTTTTTGCTGACAGTGTGAGGCTAAGCGAAGTCACAAAATATCCAGTAAAGAAAAAGGCCACCCCCGCTGGGTGCGTGAGTGGCCGTTGTAAGTATCAGGTCGTTTTAGAAGACTTTTTCGAAGAGTTTTTCTTACTCTCTTTCTTCTGCTTTTCAGCGTAGTCCCGAAGGAATTCTTGATCTAGAGTTTCAATGATTTCAAGAAATGCTGTTCGGTCGTCTTCGTCGTCTATTTTTGCAATCAGGTCGAGGTAAGTGATTATCTCGATGTAAGGGATTGCTCCTACGGCACCAAAGCCACTCACTGGGCGACGGCAGGAGAGCCGGTCGAACGCTTGCCAAACTTCAATATCGAAGGTCTGGAGTGTTGGGCGTTCTCTGAGGGCTGGTGGGATTTCTCCGCTTTCTTCTGCCAGCTTCTCAAAGAACTCAAAATTCGCGCTACCGTACTTCTTATGCCAAGCCTGGAGGGCTTTTAGTCGTTTTTTACTGCTTCGATGCTCTCGGCCTGGAACGTCTCGCGGGCTGCGGAGAGCATGACCACGTCATTCAGTAGGTCAGGATATTCCTTGAGGATACGCTCAACCGCCTCGGGGCTGTACGAGATGGGCACGCCCGCCTCGTCGGTCATGCCCTTCCAATCAAGGAGGACGGCGTTGGCGACAATCTTGCGAAGGATTTCTTCGGACTTACTGTCCGGGATAGTCTGGAAGTTGCGGTAGGGCTTTTCCAGAGTGCGCCGCATTTCGCGGGCCTTATCGTTGTTCAGTCGGGCGATGCGGAAAGATACGCCGTTATCGATTTCGACCCAAACGCCTTCTACTTCGGCGCGCTTGTCGGTCTTGTACTTATTTAGAAAAGACATTAGTGGGATTACCTTATTGTGTCGGGGAAAATGGGGAGGAGCAATCCCGACAAAGCTCCTCCCCTACTATCGCGATAGAAACACGCCAAGACATCGGGATTTGTCTTGAGAGCAATAGTATAAACAAAAAAGCGACGGGAAACAACCGTCGCTTTCATTGAATTGATGCTTAGTGGATAATATCGCGCTGAAATGGGCAGGATACGATAACTCGATACCTCTCTCCGACTACTCCGACGACGCGAACGGAGGGCGTTCGGAAGGTGATCTTACCTCCAGCGCCGTCCGTAAGCTGTCTTCGCCGGTAAATCGTGGACACCACATCAGCCATACGGCGTGCTGTTGTTGTTCCGGTCCCGATAGGTACCAAGATATCTACTTGAACAATCCCAAAGTAGCGGTGTAGCGCCGCTCCCGTACCGACGATCTCCTTCTGCATTCCGTCACCACTGATGATTTGATGGTATAGATAGTCAGTGGAAGGGCGCTTCGTGGAGATGTTGTCGTAGATCACAGTTGTGGATGCGTACGCCGACGCGGCCCACTGAGTCTGGAAGAGGCCTTCAATGGTTGCGCGCTCTGCTTCAAAGCTCATTAGGCTCTCCGAAGCTGAAAGGTGTGGAGCGCCGTTCCGGTTGGGTCGAGGTTGTGTTCCACGATGCGCCAACGCACGCCGTTATCGACCACGATGTCTTCCATCGTGGGCGCAATCGGAAGGTCCTTGTAGGGAATCAAGCACTTTACGTCGCCCGACTCGATGGTCTGGCGGCGCGAACTCTGGAAGTCGGCCTCCCGTTCGCGGCGGCTGTATTGTGTGAAGGTAGCTGATACACCCGGATAGGACGTTGTGGTGTTCTCCAGCGTGCCTGTTGCCGCGTTGTAGGTCTGTGCGCCGACTGCCTCGTAGGTGATGGTCCGCACGGCTCCGGGGATTGCAGCCCCCAGGGACGTGAAGGCCGATTTCACCACCTCAGTTAGGTTGGCGCTCAAGTGCGGATCACCTTGCCGAACGTTACCTTTTTGGGAGAATTCCGCACTGTTCCGTAACCGCGAAGAAGGTCGCTGACGATTTCAGGCAGCTTGAACTGATTCGCTGCGACTGCGGTGGCGTCGGCGTACTTGACGGTGATGCTGTCGGCTTTGACCTCACTGATCACACTTGTGGGAATGCCCACGCTGAGTTTGTCGGACGCGATGTTCGCCTTGGCTAGCTCAACGACCGCCCAGCGGATGTTGTAGGGAACGGAGGCGTCCGACACGTCGTTTCCGTAGCGGTCCTCGACCTCCTTGCGCGGCCATTCCAGGGCCTGGGCTGTAGTCGCCTTAGAGCCGTTCCAGAGCGCCCTAGCGTCGAGGGCGCGGCTCACATACATCAGAAGGTTCTGCTTGGCCTGTAGGCTCAGCGCGTGCCATTCCAGGGTGCTGTGAATGTTGAGGAAGGCGATATCATCCGCCTCCTCAACCGAGACGTAGCTCGTCGCTGTCGATTTGCCTGTGCCGTCTTCAACGACGAATGCTGGCATGGTTTTAGGAGTCTCCGTACTCTTGGAAAGCCGCTACCCACTGGGCAACCACGGCGGAACGAACGACATCAGAGTCGTCGAATTCGAAAATCTCGCAGTCGAGATTGCAGGCCTCAGCTACGCGGATAGCGTACTCAAGGCCGTTTTTGGTTTTCAGGTCGGACTGGCGGATGTCGCCGCTGATCACGATCTGGCTGTCCTCACCCACGCGGGTGATAAGGACCTTGAACTGCTCAATGGTGAGATTCTGGCTTTCGTCAGCCAGAATGAAGCAGTTGTTGAAGGTGCGCCCGCGAATATAGGCGAACGGGACGAATTCGATCTTGCCTTCCTTAATCATCGTCTCGACTGTCGTCTTTGAAACGCCCTCACAGAGCGCGTCGATGATCGGAATGGTCCAGGGGTCCGTCTTCTCTTTCACGCCGCCTGGAAGGAAGCCGATGGCTTCGCCTGACACAGGCACCATGGGGCGGGTGATGATGATGCGGTCAATCTCGCTTTTCACAAGGCGCTCAAGCGCGTAGCGAGAAGCCACGTAGGTCTTTCCTACGCCCGCGCCGCCGCATGCGAGGACAACGGTATTCTCTTTGATGGCGTCGAGGAACTCTTGCTGGGCCTCGGTTTTTGGTACAAGCGGTGTGAAGTGCCTGCCTGTTTGTTTGGAAGTTTTCAGTGTTCGTTTCGCTTTTCGAAGTTCGGCCTTAGAGGGGCGGCGATTCTCGAAAACAGCGTCATCGACCATGGCAGTATAGTCAGTCGTGCTGGACTTCACTGAATTATGTAGCTCCGTTGTGGGGGTGGCGCAGTAGCGCCAAAGCGATCCAAACGCGAATGGTGTCACGAAGAAATCGTGACACCATTATACCCGGTTCTACGGAGTAATTGAACCAGACGTTTCTACATTTTGTAGTCGCCTGACTTCCTTAAGTTGATCTTCACAAGCGCGCCCGTAGTACTGTAGATCAACAATATACAGGGCGATGGCCCGCTGAGTCAGGGGTTCTGCGGGCTTGTTGGGTTCAGTCGGGCACGTCAGAAGCGAAGCAGGAATAGTGATTCGCTCGACACGAACAGACTGAGATGTTTCAGCGCACGCTGTTAATAGCGTCACGCAGAGCAGGAGAGACAGGAAGGTCTTCATCGGGGGATTGCATAATCCTCTCGCGCGCTTCTTGGCGGCGATGTTGGAGGTAGTCCCGCGCCGCTTCGGCGCGGTTGAGCGCTTCCACCTGTGCGGTGTGCGAGCGTTGAAGCGCAGCGAGAGACGCAACCGTCTCCTTTAGCTGCGTCTCGATGGTCTGGCGTTGTGCCGCTTCGTAACGCGCCGAAGAGCGATAACCCCACGCCGCTGTGCCCAGAAGCAAGCAAGCGACTACGAGGCCAATCGTAAAGTACTTTTGAAAGCCTAGAAGGAAAAGAGGCATGGTTTATCCCACCGCGTTGATGCTGGCGGGGAGGCATCCGACGATCTGCTTGGAAGCGGCCCCGTCCACGACAGGTACACCGCCGTTGCCCATGACGCGGCAGCCGGTCATGGTTACGTCTCGTGTTCCGCCGCTAAAGACAACGCCGTGCAGGCTATTGCCTAGAAGTCCCTGGCCTTGTCCAATGGTCACTCCGGACAAAACGACGCCGCGTGTCCCGGGAGCGAAATAGATGCCGTGCTGAAGGTTGGCAGAGATGCCGCCACCGACGATCTGTAAATCGTTGACTGCGCCATTGGACGAGATGCCGCAGCCGCCAGACAGAAGAATCTCTGGAGCGATGAATCGGTATCCTGAAATGTCACTAGCGCCTGTCTGAATGAATTGAATTCCGTCTAAAGTGCTTGATCCAAACCAATCAGAAGAAGAGGTACAGCGCTGTACTACTCCGGTGCCAGATGCAACGACTTGCATGGCGCGAGTGTTGTTGTCGAAGAAGTTATTGTTCGACTTCACAGAGAAGACACTGTTAGAAATGCTGTTTGTTTCGATCAGTAGCCCAACGCCTTGCTGAATAATACTGCAATTGGAAATCACCAGCGCGCAGGAGTTTGTGAGATAGATTCCGGCGCGAGCGACGTTTGCTGGGTCTTCTGCACCCATGATCACGTCAAAAATAGACTGACTGCAATCACCACCCGTCGAGGTGATACCGATGGCGTTGGGGCGGGACGCTAGGTGACGCCCATGGCGTACGCGCGTAGCCACGCCAATCATGACGATGCCACGAAAGGCTCCTTCAAGGTCGTAGTCGTCAATAAACGAATACGTGCCGAGCAGTGTGACGTATGCGCCGCCCGTCTGGGGTACTGTGGACGAGATGCCCATATTCCGGACGCCTGAGTAGAGCCCCGCGCACGTGATCAGGTTAGAAGATGACTGCGTTGCCTTGATGATTGTGGCATCGCGGCTTGCGCCGACCAAGATCGTTCCGTGATCCACCCAGGCACCGCCTGCGTAGAGGTAAGTGCCTGGGGGAAAGAAGATTTGGGTGTTCTGCCGACCGCTGATTGCAGCGTTGATTGCCACTGTGTCGTCCGTTACGCCGTCGCCGACCGCGCCGAAGTCTTTAACGCAGATGTAGTCGTTGTGAGGTTGTGTCATTATGTGTGCGTTCTGGTGATCAGGCCTTAGTGGCCCTTTTTGCGGCGATCATCGACGCGCGCGTAGATCACAAAGATGGAACTGAGGATCGTAACACCCGCAAGGATGTACTTGAGAATGTCGATTTCAGTTCCGGTCGCTGCCAGGGCTTCGTTGGTTCGGCTAAGCTCTGTCGCGACCTCAGCGACAACAAGACCGGCGGTAGAAGCTATTGTACCGGCTGCTCCCAGGATCGTGCGGCTCTTGGTCAGAGGCTTCACCTCGCGGATGAATAGCTGCCGCTCTGCTTCGCGCCTGCGCACGAGGCCGGGTAGAGATTCAAGGACGCCATCGTTATTGATGTCGCCCTTGACCCACTTACTGAATTCCTGAGAAGCCTTCGTAAAATCTCCTTCTTTCAGGAGCTTACGGAGTGTGGAACGCTGGAACTTCGTCGCGCCGAGGTTAAACACAAACGAAACGAGTGCCGAAAACTGGTTCTCATTCAGAGGAATTCCGGAAGTAAGTCGAATGACTTCTGCTTCGAAGAATTCAAGGTCCTGTGCCAGGAGCGCTTCAGCTTCTTCTGGCGTGATCGCTTTTTGAAGCTCTCTCGCTCGGACGAGGGCGTCTTTACCGCGCAGAGGGACGCCATCTGGTCCACGAATAACGTGGCCGTAGCCGATGGTTACGTTGCCAGTTGGGCAGATGTATGGGTCTAGACCCGGCGTGTTAGGATCGCCATCCACCAAGCCTTCGAATTGCTTGATTAGATCAATACCTATTTGGTTGATCTTCATTTGTGTGGTCCGTTAGGCTTATTCATATCCAGCATACGCTGGAGCATCATATCCAAGCGTGCTGTTAGGTTAGTGTTCAGAGTGCGGATATCGTCGCGAACTTCGTCCCTAAATGTTTTAATTTCTGTCTTAATATTTTGGATATCGGCATCGTGTTCTTGCCGACTGATCATACTGGCGCGCATAGCGTCGAAATCGCTTCGTAGCTTGGTGTGAGAGTCGTTTGCTGATTCCTTTGCTTTCTCGATCTTTGCTTCAATGTCATTGTTGAGTTTGTACCAAAGTCCAAAAAACGAGATAAGAAATCCAAACACGCCGAGGATATCCCTCAAGTCAAATTCCATCTTAGGGGGCCTCTAAATAAAAAACGCTGACTGTCGTCTTGAGACAGTCAGCGCGAATGCTCAACGACTACAGGAATTAGTAGTTACTTGGCTTTACGGGGTGCGCGTGGTGCGGGCGCTTCGGCAGGGGCCTCAGGAGCAGCTTCGGCGGGCGCCTCAGAGACTTCCTCAGGAGCAGCTTCGGGGGCCACTTCGGCAGGGGCCTCAGGGGCTTCCTCAGCGACATCGACCTTAGGGGCTTCGCTCACCCAGCCATGCGCCAGAAAGTTTTCGTACGTCGGGACGTGGTCGGTATTTACATAAGCGACTTCGCCGTCTCGGTACATTGTTAGTACGGGCATTGTGGGATTCTTTGTTTTAGACAAGAAAAGGGAGGCACCCGAGGATGCCTCCCAGTTTTCGGATTAGCCGTCGAAGCGGCAGAGCAGGCGGGGGTCGGTGACCTTCGCGCCCATGATGCAGTCGAAGGAGATGATGTTCTTCTTCGACGTGATGTCGTACTTGTACACGACACGGATGCTGATGCCCTGGTTAGTAACCGTAGCCGCTCCACCGGGCTCCATAGGCAGTTCAAGAGGAACAGACGCCAGAGAGATACCGCGTGGGTGACCCACGATGTTCGCAGGGTGAGCCGCACGAAGCGTGATCGCCTGAGAAGACACCGCAACCGCCAGAGCAGGAGAGATGGTGATGTTACCAGCGCCAGTGCCGTTCAGCGTCACGTTGCTGACGACAGTGTAGGTCTGAGAGTGGTTCGCGAAGGTGATGATGTCACCGGCGCGGTACGTACCAGCGTTACCACCGGAAGCCACCGCAACAACCGTTGCGCCAGCCGCAGCCGTGCCGACAGGTGTGCCGCCTGGAGCGCCCGCAACGTGCGAGGCGACGGCCTGTGCGCCATACCAGTCGATACCCATCGCGCGGCCCATGGAGGCTTCGGTCAGGCCAGCAAGACCAGCAGCACCACGAGTGTCCTGGCGAACCAGATTGTCGATGCTCAGGAAGCGCGCCTTAGTCAGCGGGTTCAGGAAGCCGACGCGGCCTGCCATAGGAACCTTCTGCACCATCAGCTTGCGGTCAACGTCAGCGAGGTCGGCCACAGAGTTCAGGTTGCCGTCGCCCGTAATCTCGTTGATTTCGGTGTACTTGGAGTAGATGTAAGAGTCGATTTGCTCGGCCATCGCAACCATCGCGGGCTGCACAACCTGTGTGCCGAAGTCCGTCAGGTTCAGGGTAAGCTGCTTGGAAGTCAGTTCGACGGAGATGTCGAAGTGCTTCTCAAGGACCAGAGGCACGCTCTGTTCGACGATGCCCTGAGGCGAAATCGAAGACGTGAACTCGTTAACTGTGAACGAAGCAGGACGGCGAATCGTAATAGTGTCGCCCACCTTGGCACCAAGAAAGTTCTGAGTATCGCCACGGTGAACAAGAGAAGCCGCCACAAGGTTATTGCTGAGGATCAGAAGCGATTCGTTAGCAATAATCTGGGGGGTAAGTAGGTTATTAGAACCAGACATTTAGTAAAAGAAGCCTTTCGAGTGGGCAGCGCCCAACTTGGTATTTGAAGTGTAGTAAGAGACACTGAATTGGTCGGCTTAACCGCAATTCGAAAAGATGCTCTATTGTAAAGAATGTAACTGAGAAAATAAAGACCAAAACGTCAAAAAATGTTGTATTGGTCAAAAAAGAGACGACTTAGTCGTTTGAGATCGTTACGAAAGCTCGCCAGCGATTAAGCGCCGACCAGTCGTCCTACGATGTCTGGACGCGCCACCCGCAATCCTGCGGGGGTGGGGATGGGTGCGTCTGCTCGCGTTTGAACCGCGAACATCCCCTCAGCCCCCTCAATATCGACAACAACAATACCACTGTTGATAGGAGGAATAATAACTCCGACAATGTTTGCTGGGAGCTTTTCAGTAATTTGTTTGGCTTCCAGGGCAATTTCATACGGCCCGTAAAAGCCTTGCCAAACCCATTCACTCATTTTTTGTTCAATCAATACTAGGAGATAGAGGAAACAACGGCGGGTAGATTTTCAGGAGCGATTACGTAAGGAAGCGCCTCAAAGTACCCACATTCACCCCCTAGAGGCGCTGTCCCTGCGGAGTTATTACCAATACGCAGTGTAGTCAGCCCTGTAGGCTGACCAACAACAGTCTGGTTTGGGCCTCCGTCAAAATTCGCAGTGATAGTGCTTCCGTCGAAGGTCACCCCGACACGGAAAAGTGAGCCGGGCGTCATGCTACCGATGATGGTCGCATCCACGTTTACTCCACCGATGGTACGGCCAGCCACGATGGTTGCGCCGCCCGCAACGTTGCGTAGGCGGATGCGGTTGTTGATGCTTCCATTATTGATATCGAAGAGTGCCCGATCTGCGCCCGATGCAGCCTGAGGAAGCATAAAAGCGCCAAGGACCGTCCCCACGCCGCGCGGAAACAATGTCGAGAAGGCGGCTGTCAGGTTGTCTTGCCCCCGGGTAGCCGCGCCCGGCGAACCAACAGGCGGCAAAATCGCACTGTCCATAAAGGGGGCTTGCCGGAATTGCGGCAAGGCGATGCGGATCGTCTCGTTGTATGTGACACCGTTGGTGAAGTTGAAGCGGAGTGACATTGTCGCGTTGGTCACACCACTCGCGGGTGTGGTCAGAACCGCTCCGATGGGGCTCATTGTAGTCGTGGCTTGATCGGCAATGCCTGTTCCGCCCGTTCCGCCGAGGTTTGTGCGAAGGTTCGGCTGCACCCTGATTTGCGGCGTTCCGACGACAGACTGGATGTACCACCCAACCGCGTGTGCGACCGAGTTCCCGCTGCTGATGTTCGCGCGGAAGGACAAAATCAGCGCGCTGGTGTTTGATGCTGTGCCAGCGACGGCAATATCAACGTAAGGCAGCCCGTTTACGGTGCCCGTGCCAACGATAGTCGTTGAGACGCCGCTGGCCGACTGCACCAAGGCCATACCGGCCGGATTGGTGGAGGGTGCGACGGCCCCCTCAAAGCGCACGTCCGACACAAAGTTGGTCCGCTGGCCTTCCAGCAAAAGACGCTGGGCGGCTCCGTTAAAACGTGGGACGTCCGCGCCATATTCCACTAGATTTCCAGAAGCGTCGAAGGCGGTAGAGAACGACGACACCTGCGCTCGGCTGAAAACCATCGAAGGTGAGATGTAACCCGGAGACACCAACCGAGTATCCTCAAGATTCGCTCGATTGAGAATACTTGGCGAGAACAGGCTCCCAACAATAGGCGCGGGAGCTACGCAAATCACTGGGAAATTCTCCAGTTGATTGTGCCGCTGCTGTACGATGTGCAGACAAGGCGATAAAAGACGCCGTTTTCCGGCTCATACGCGAGTAGGCTTGTTGGCAGACTGAACGTCATGTTCGTGCCAGACAGGTCGCGAGAAACATTGTGCCAATTCTGACCACGGTCAAAACTGCGCTGTAGGGTTAGCGTTCCAACAAACGTGCCTGAGACAGTGATGTTGAAGTAGCCGTAGAAGGCCCCAATCGCAGACGGATTGGAAGAAACTTCTGTGTAAGAGCCTGAGATTGCTCGGCCCTGTAGTGATCCGCTCATTGTTTTTCCTGAATTGACCGATAGAAGAATAGGAGAGAGGCCGAAGCCTCTCTCCCGGAGCCAATTAGGCGATCATGTCGATCTGGATTTGGCAGTTAGTCGTTGGGTCCTGCACCGCAGTCCACTCGATCTGCTCCATAACATCCTGATCAATACCACCGATGTTTGGGTTGGACGAGTTGAAGAACACGCGAGGGAGGGTCACACGCATCGCGTTGGTGCCGCCGTCCGTGAAGCCAAAGGAGAGCGCGCTCGCCGTGTGGTTCAGGAACTTGTTGTACAGCGCAGTGCTTTGGAAGTAGGCGTTCACGGAGCCGGAAACAGTCTGGCGACCGTAGCCGATGCCCACAGGGAACTTGCTGCCCACACCCATCTGGTTACGCAGGGCGTTGTCGAGGTTCAGGTTGAAGCTCTGGATCGCCGTGGTAAGCGCGGTGTAGGAGGTGTCTTCGAAGATACCGCCGACGTTCGCCGTGGCATTGACGATCTGCGTTGTGGTAGCAGCAGTCAGAGAGGAAGCAATCGTGGAGCCCGCCACAGCAGCCTGCGTGCCTTGGAAGCCGAAGCTACCCGTCACGATCTGGCCTGCCTGCACGTCCAGGGACAGAGTGCCGAGACGCTGACCACGGAACGAGAAGAACTGGTTGATGTCCAGCATCGCTTCTTCGAACGTGAAGGAGCGCTTCACGATACCGTTACGCAGCATACGACCGCGAACAGTCTTGCCCGCGCCTGCGGTTTCGACAGTAAGCGTAGTTGCGACAGTAATTGCGTTCGCTGTGGCAGCAGTCACACGGTGCCAGCCGTTGTTGCCGGGAGTGACAAAACCAGAAGCAAACACCCACTGACCAACAACCACGTTGGTGAATCCCGCAGTCAGAGAGAATTGGTTACCAGAAAGAACAGCCACGTTGGTCGCGTTGACCGCAGTCGTGAACGTGCCGCAAAGGGCTGCTTCGAACATCGCGTCGTACGAACCGCCGAGAGAAAGCTCCCAGTTGAACGAGCCGGTAGACATGGCTGCGGTTTCTGCGATGGTCGAAACCATACGGTCAGAGCGCACTTCGTCAGAAACTACAGTTTCCTTCTGAGCGCCGAAGTCGGAAGACGTGAAACGCAGAACCTGTAGTGTGGGGGTATTTGGGGTAGTACCGAAAGTGGACTCGGCAATGAAAGCCAAGCGACCGAAATTCGAATCAGAAATTGTACTAGACATTTAGTAAAAAGTCGCTCCAGTAGAGTATTTAATTGCCGTTTCGGCTACCACAATCAGTGGCAAAAAGACCCAAGGGAGGATAAACTCCCGTTGGGTCCAGTATTTACCTAGTAAATAACAGTAAGTATGGGTGGATTAGGCAATCTTGCCTGCTTCGCGAGCCGCCTTGTATTCCTCAAATGGAAGGGTACTGGCGTACTCGACCGATAGTTTGGAAGAACCGGCGGGTGCTTTCTTGCCCGATCCGCCTGCGCCACCGCCTGAGGAAGTGATGAACAGGTCGGCGTAGTTGGACCGCATGGTTTCGATGAAATCCTGAACGGACAGCGGCTTGGTGCCTGCGGTGTTCATCTCGATTTCGCCGTCCGCGTTGACGACGCGAACCGCGCCATCCACCAGCTTCACGCGCTTTGCGGCTAGTTCGGCCACAAGTTCTTGGTACTGAGGCTTGATCGCCTGGGCAGTAGCCTTTGCAAGCTCCACATCCACCAGGGTCTTCTCGTACCGGCTGCGCCACTCGGAGGCCTCAGCTTCCTTGGCTTGGCGCACTTCCGTCTCAGCCGCGATCTTGGCTTCCAGTTCAAGGCGAGTGCGCTTTGTTACGCGCTCAATCACCTCTTCGGACTTGCCCTCAGCGATGAGTCGGGCGAATTCGTCCCGAGCCAGTCGTTCTTTGATCGTTTGAAATTCGGTAAACTCTTCGTCTGACAGGGTTGGCTTGCTCTTGGCAGCCGATAGCTCAGACTTGAGCTTCTTGTTGTCACCGATGACTTCCTCGTTCTTCTTCTTGAGGCCACTTACGGCCTTTTCAGTCGCTTCAGTCAGCAGCTTCTGGATTTTTGGGTTCTTGAGGATCGCTTCGATATCGAAGTCGTCGCTGCCGCCAGAGCCGTTTGATTCGGTGTCGTTGGTGTTTTCGTTGTTCTGGGTGGTGTCTTCACCGCCGCTGCCAGCGCCGTCCTCAGCATTGCGGAAAACGAAACGAGCGAAGGGGGAGTCCCCAGTAAAAGTGTTAGTACGCATTTTGGTCCCTTAGGGAGTAGTCAGATTGATTTGCGCCATAAGCGCGAAAGCACACCGTAGGTGGCTGCTGGTGTGTCGGGATGTTGGGAATCACAGCATTCGGGGGCTGTGGAGTACAATTTTAGAAGAAAAGACTCAAAAAGTAAACACAGATATCATCAAAACAAGAAAAGGAGGGCTCTCGCCCTCCCTTTTAGTCACTAGAGTTTTGTCGTGATGGTGGTGCTTGGTTCTCAGGCTGCGTTTGTTGTGCCTGGGCTGGGATGATCTTGGCGACCTCTTTTTGAACCTCGACTTCGATCTCGGCCTTTTCTTCGGCTTCATCGATCTTGTTTTTGACCTTCGGAGCGTACTCAGGAAGCATCGCCTTGAATTCTTCGAACGATACACCGCGTGGAATGATGTTGTTCTGGCGGAAGATCGTGAAGATCGTCTCCATGGGCAGAAGACCCGTATCATAAAGCATCGCCATCGCTCTGATTTCGCGCCCATCGAGATAGATTTGCGTTGCGTCGGAGGTGAAGGTCACGCGGATTTGGGCAGGAGTACCACGCCATGTCGCCATCGTGCTGAGCAGGCGGCTGCTTGCCTCGTTGATGGTCGCAATGACCGACCCGAGGAAGCTGGCCTCGCCCTTCTCGCGGGCGATAATGGCATCAGCGGACTCAGCAGCTACACCAGCAGACTGGGCGGCGAGTTTGCCACCTAGTGAGTTGATCTGCTGCTCCTTAGATGTCAGGGCGCGCTCAAGAAACGCCAGACCTGAGCCCTTAAACTCTTGAATCTCTGCCCGATCTTGCGAACCAAGCTGCCAGACTGTGTTGGCTCCAACGGAGAACTCCGTGCCCTCGTCGCCTCCTCCCTGTAGAAACACTGTGTAAACAGGTGTAGCGGTGAAGAATCGTCCGGCTTCAAGTTGTGCATAGCTCTGGTAGTGGCTGAGGTTGAGGAGGGCGATGTCGAGCATAGGTGGCTTCTCGACTTCCACTCCGAAGTCGTAGGGGCTGATGAACAGGAAAGGAATTTCCGTCATCGGACGGCCTTGGAGAAGAGGCATAACCTCTTCGTATTCCTCGCCTAGAAGCTCCTCGCCAGCGTAAACCCGCTGCTTGTAGTATCCGTCAGCCTCGTCGATGAAGAGGACGCGGTAGGTTTCCTTGATAGCATCGCTCGTTGTTTCGAACAGCTTGCGAACCTTGCGTGTCTCGCGCAGGACCACGTATTCAAGTTTGTCGCGGCTGCCGACGCGGGTCGTGGACCAATCCACGATGTCTTCGCAGTCGTAGCCGACGAAGTAGGGGTCGCCGCCTGATTCAGGCGCGTCGATCATGACGCCGTAACGACCCATGGCGATCACTTCCTTGGTGATCTTTTTGACGAACATTTCGAACGACTGTCCGTCACTAGTGACGTTTGACAGGTCGATTGTCTCAGGAAGATTGTCGATGACCGGCTCACGCGCATGTACAGCGCCGACAAGGCCGGACACCGTGCGGGAGGTGGCGTTGTAGAAGGTCGCCCTTCCTAGGTACGCCTTGTACTCATCGTCAGATTGCTTGGAGAGCCGAGGGAGATAGCGCGTCGTACGCGCCTTGACCATGATTTCGCCCATAAGGCAATCACGGATGGTCTGCCAGTAAGTCCACCAGAACATGTACTCGTCGTTGGCGACTTTCGAGTTGGGTAGGCTGTTGAACAGAGAAGTGGTAAAAGAGTAGATCATGTTTTTGAGTAAGTCTTAGACTGAGGAATTGGGCGATACAGGTCCTAGACGCTGAGGGATTGGTTGAAGGGCCGAATTGTAACACTCTTTAGTGTAAAACGCCAATAATTAGGGCAGCGGAAGTAAAAACGGGGGCTCAGTCGTGGGAGAAAGTAAATCTCGGTTTTTGGTGACCCGAGGAAGTAATGAGGCGAGGAGTTGAAAGTATCCATAAGGGACCAAAATCACCAAAAAGAGGGCATTTTTGACTCATTCGGTGGCATTTTGGCGCGATTTTGGAGTCTTTTCGGGTCGTGTTTTAACCGGATTTTGGTTAAGTTTAGTGTCTAAAGCACTTTAAGCTGTGCGTTGGGGAGTGGGGGATGTGTTGTTTTGACTGGGTGGGGGGCGCGGCGGAAAATGGAAGTGCTTTAGCTATATGTGCCTATAAAAGCCCCTAGTACCCCCGTCTGGGTCCCCCTGGAGGGTTTTTGGTACCCCCCTGGGTGGGGGTCCCCGGCACCTTTTTCAGGACAGCCCTACGTACCCGGCGCATCACCTGTGGTCGTTTCGGGAGCGCACCTACCCCCTGGCCTGGGTCCCCTGTGTCATTATCTAGGCGCATGTTTGCGGTGTTAACACAACCTTCGGTTACTCGCGATAAGGGACATTTTCGCGAGTTAAAAAATGAGAAGAATCGCAAAAGCCGAGGATTCTCATGGCATGGGACATTCTCAAAACTTGGAATCGGGGAAATGCTGCATCGCACCATAGCGCTGCGAGGGTGGAATGATCGGGC